GTCAACCATTTCCTCGCCGTCAAGCATCGCCACTCGCACGCTGCCGTTGCCCTTGAGAATCAGCATCGGGCTTTCGGGTGCGCGAACGTATTGCGGCCCGCACGCGTTCAGCGACGCGAGCGCCGCCACCCACAACGCGTACCACGCGAGGCGAGCGCAGCCACTCTGCAACGCTGTCAATGATGGCTTTGCAAATTGCATAGACAATGGCCGTCACTTCGCGCCTGCTTGTTCGCTCGTGACGCCGTTGTCACGCGCCGCGAGCAAACCGATGCCAGCCATAACAGCAGCAGCGACGGCTCCCCAGTCAGGCAAAGTGAGCGGGTCGGCGTCGAATAGAGCGCCAACCGCGGTACCGAGTGCGACGACGATAGCAGCGATTCCTGCGGTTGTAGTTCTCCAACTCATTTCATTCCTCTGAGGCGTTCAACCTCGGCTTCAAGGTATCTGACTCTTTCGCTCAGCATCGCGATAGTTTCGCGGAGACTTGCGATAGTGCCATGCAACCACGCGCTCGCCGTCAACACGGCAACGAATGGTGCAACGAGTTGTGCGAGCTCGGGAAATGTCATGGTCAGAATCCCATTGGGCCTTCGTCCATTGGAGCAAACGACATGATGTAGGCGTTTCCGGTTGAACCAGTTCCACGAAACGTAATCGTGTTGTAATTCACTACGCCGAGGTCAATGTGAAATCCGTTTCCGGAGCCCGACGAGAGAATGGTGCCAGCGTCACGCGTGGATTGTCCGGCGGTGCACTGCCCGACCTCGATGGCCGTTTCTCCACGCATGATGATTCGCCGCATTGGATCAAGGCCAGTCGCGAGCGTCGGTAAAGCAGTCCAGTTGCCAGCGTTTGTGTATGCAGTGCGGGTATGAAAAATCGCAGCCATTTCAGAATCCTTTCATGGGCTCATCTGAGATTGAGCAGGAATAAACGTGGAGAACTCCAATACTGCCGGTCGCTGATCGAGCGACAAGGTTTGGATAATTGAGCAGTCCAAATGCGCGGCCATTGTTGGCCGCGGCAGTTGCGCTTCCAACACACATCACTTGCAAATTGGCCGCAGACTGTCCGGCTGTGCCGTATCCCACTTCGATGACGTTGTCGCCTCGCGCATAAACGCGGCGCATGGGATCAAGACCCGTTGGAAGCGCTGGCAAGGCGAGCCAGTTTCCCGCAGAGCCATTGACAGTGATTGAGCCGTGGAAGATTGCAGCCATGGTGAACCTCAGCAGGTGCCGTCGATTGCGTTTTCAACGGCGAATAGCCAAATGGGTGTGCCGTTCAGGCGACGCGCAGGATACAGAAGTACGTACATACCAACGGCGACTGGCTTTACTTGAAAGCCCGCGGGCACGTTAGCAGGGTCGATGCCAGGCCCTATGAAAGTTGCAGTGTTGGCCGCTTCGTTGGTGTTGAGCGCTTCTCCGTAGTACCACGCTTCAGATACGGGTACCTCGAAGATATACCGATTTGTGCTGCCGATGTTTGCTTGCGTCCATGTGTACAGCCAGCGGTTGACCTCGGGTGACGGCAACGCTGTAGCGCCCGTGATCTTCCCAAGGATAAACGGCACGGTATCGAGCTGCGCACGCGCCCTCGATTCCGACGGCAACGCAGCGGCCATCTGTGCCGTGTTCGTCGCCTGCACGCGTTGTGAGTGCGTTTGAATCATGGGTAGGTCAAGAAGCTGCCTTCCTTCGCAATTTGAGCTGCAACGGTAGCGTCGCTTGAAAGGTCAAACATCGTGTTTAGGTTCGCACTACCTCGCACCAAACTCTTCCACGTCACCGCGTTTGCGGCACCGTTTGAATCTAGCGTCGGCTTTCCCCAAACGTCGGTCTTTGGTTGCTGCTCGCAGCCAAACCACAAATCCCACCGCAGATTGAACGTTGCGCGGTAGTACTCTTCGCGCACGTGAGCAACGCTTGCGGATTCGCAGTACACCAAATTGGCCGATACGAAATGCGGGAAGGCGGTTGAATTCCACTTGCCCGATAGGGTGCTGATTTTGTCAAAGACACTTACCAACGTTACGCCCGAATTCACAGCGGAAATGTCGGTAATGATTGACACGCGCATGGTCATCTGCGGAACCAGCGCTTGAATAGGTTTCCCTGCGTAGTCCACCTTAGTTCCGCCAATATCGGCGGTGGTGTTGAGGTCGGCGCTGGGCTGCGTCGTGAATGACGGTGAGCGATACATCAGCACGCTACGCGGCGTCGCGTCTAGGTCAACCTCTACAGGCAACTGCAACTTAGCGAGCCCCGTAGCCACGTTCCACGTGTAGAGCTGATCGTAACGCGCCGTGACGTCAAACACCGATGATTCATTTCCTGGCACTGGCTGCGCTGTGACGCTGCGTAAGCGCATCATCCCCATGCGCTCGGTGAGCACCATCGACGCGCGAAGCTTCGAAAGCGGAGCACCGAACGCACCGAGCACCAGTGCCATTTGCGTAGCGTTCTCGACATCAACGGTGCCATCCATCACCACGCGCCGCACTACGGTGTAGGTCGACGCCTGCGAGGGGCCGCCTTCGTTGAAATTCTGAGCAACGATTGCACTGCGGGTAATGGCGGTAGCTGCTGGCATTACTTAGAAATCCACCTTGTGATGTCCATCATCCAACTTGGAATTTGATTCATCAAACCGATTGATTTGTTGAGGTCGGCGTATGTGTTCCCCGAATCAAATTGCGCATTACCTAATGCCTGAGCGTCTTTGAAGTTTGCGCCGCCCAGCAAAGCGCCGAGCTGTGTAGCAATTGCTTTCGGCACCTCATTGATAACCACCTCTGCAAGACTACCGCCCTGCGTAGCGAGCCCTTGAGCGAACGCCTCGCCGATACCGATTCCCGCACCAACGCCTTGCGTCGGTGCTCGCGCAGTAATCTGCTGCGCAATCATTCGACTAAAGCCAAGTTCCTCGATGCGCCTGCGCTGATCGCTCGATGTTTCCTGTACCGCCGCGGCGGCACGCTTGCGCACGTCGGGAAGCATTTGCACCGCACCGATGCCCGCAGCGCCTGCGCCGAGCGCGAGGCCTGCGACGCCGAGGCCGAGGCCCATGCCACCCATTGCGCCAACTTGCGCAAGACCACCGAGCATTCCCAAGCCCTTACCGCCGACACCGAACTGCCCGAGCGCACCTTGCGTGCGCATCGCGCTTTCGCCGAAACCCTTGAGTTTCCTCGAGGTCTGCTCGGCTGCCGCGTTCAGGCGGTTTAGGTCACGACGCGCGGCATCGGTGGCCGACTGTAACCCCTTTGAGTCGCCAGTGATGGCGATATTGATGCGGTTGATTTTAGCCAAGGCCGGATTCCTTTATTGCCTTTTCAACCTCAGGTTCGACGTACTGCGGTGCCATCGCGCTGAGAACTGGTCGCCATTTCTTGATCCAATTGCGTGGGCGCGAGCGGCCGACCTGTACAAAGTTCAATGCCTTGCCACGCTCGCCGCGTTGCTTGAGCAGAATCTTTTCTGCTTGCGTCGTCGCACGCTTGATCGCGTGGCCGTTTTCAAGCCAACCGTGGTACCAGTGCGGCGTGAGGTAGCTACCGTCGATGCGCTTGACGCCTACGGCGATCCACTGCACGAGGCCCTTACTGTAGCCTTTCACCTTAGTGGCCACCGACCATTTCAAGTGCACGTTTGGCCGCACTGCTTTCCGCACGTACTCAGTTGCAGTCGCGCGGCCGAACGGCGCTGTAGCCTCAAGCGTTTTCTTTGTGAATCGTGACCACTTTCCAAGCCCGCGACGCATCGCGTTGCGGGCGTCTTTCTCGCTCAGCTTCAACAACTGAGCGTTGATTCGCTCAATTGCTCGCTCGTCGATTTCGCATCCAATCGCAAATGTTTGGCCTTTGAAGTTTGGCAGCGATGTCATGCGATAGCCCCTTGTGTCCGTGCGTTGCGAGAAAGACCGCCAACGGAGTTTCCATCGTCACCTGCACTTGCGCCGCACTCAGGATTTCGCGTGCGGCGCTGGCAAGTCCAATCCCTCCAAATACAGCGGCTCAATCAATCGAGCTAGCCGCATGACGAGCGGTGCGTTGCAGATCTCTTTGACATATTCAATCGACTTGAATGCCTGGCGCCCGTTCTCGTCGAGCGTGTGTTGCCACACGTACCAAGCAGGCATGAACTCGCCGCGAGATTCTGCGTCTTGCGCTGCGATGAAATGCGCCACCGTTGGCCTCGATAGCATCACGTCCTTGCCGTCGAATTGAACGACAGCAGGCCGAGATAGAAACGCATCAACGATTGAAGGTGTCATGCGACCACCGTGATGGCGTTTTGGCTAAACAACAGCGTAGCGGTCAAGCGAGCGACATCGTTTGGAGCAACACTAAGCGAGGCTTCCTGCACAAAAGCATTTCCTTTGATGGATTTTCCGGTTGCCCAAACTACCTCAACATCTTCAATCATCGTTCCCGCGCTAATATTTGAAAGCGCCGCGGCGTTTGAGCTTCCGGAATCGTAGAAAACCTCGATTTGCACAGTGCCCTCAAGGAAGCCCTGCACGTGGTGCTTGTGAGCGTCGCCGACTGCGGTGACGTCAATCTGTTGACGCGTCACGGAAACGGTTGCGGCGCTCACATCGACGATTACTGCGGCATCAAATTTCACGCTTGCTGCTGTAGTTGGTGATGGCATTAGGGGCCTTCCTGATAGATCGTAAATTGACTCGTGACAATGTACAGGCCCGCCTCATCGCCATTCTCGGCGACGGGTTCCTGCACAGTTCCGTATTGATTGCAAATCACTGTGGTGCCGATGATCCCCGCCAAAACCGTAGTGCGGATTTCGTCGTCAAGTGTCTTCGCTGCACTCACGCTATCGCTGATCGCGTTAATGGTCACATCATAGGCAGACAGCGTGCTTGTATTTCCAAGCGCCACGCGTGTGCCTGACTGAACTTCAAACGTGATTGCTGGCAAGGTTGAGGTTTGCAATCGCGTCCCGTAGTAAACACGACGTGCCGCAGTTGTCTGCGATTCAAGCGAGCTTACGATGTCTGTGATGAGGGAGGTAGCACTCATGCGATTTCGGTGCAGTCGATGACCGCAACTCGCCTCCGTTGATCCATATCACGAATGCCGTTTATGCGAAGCACCTTGGAGCCGTACTGCAAACGATCAATTGCGGTAACCGTCAATCGTGCAATGTTCGGCCAGCGCGTGCGAATTTCGTACGCGCCTACCACGGCGACGCCGTCGCCGTAGGAAGTCTCTACTGGGGCCGACTCGCGCACATCGCAAACAATCGTTCCAACCGAGGTAAACGTTGTTGCGCGGCGCCCGAGCGAATCGGGGGAATTTCCCGAAGCGCGAAGCACCGACAACCGAAAGCGTGTGAGGCCCGATGAAATCATCGGAATGGCCCTCGCACTCGCAGGTGCTCAAGCATGAATTGTGCGCCGAGCGGAACGACCGAAAGCGCAACAGGCTGTGCAGCTTCTGGATTGTTGTAGTAAAGCCCGACGAGGCTAATGATCGCTTGCACCACTTCGTTTGGTTCGCTGCTGTAACCGCCGACGTAGGTGACGGTCGCGAGTGTGCCGTCTTTCATCGCGGGTTGTTCAAGGAATTCCAACGCGGAGAGATCCTGCGACGTGTCTACCCAGTAATCGGTTCCACTGGTCATCGTCACAGTTGATCCGCTTGTGCTTGTATAGCTAACTGAGGTAAGCGATACGTACGGCTGCACTGCGAACACGGTGCGTTGCCATTCGCGCAGGTACATCGTGCGACTTGATTGGGTGAGCGCTAATCCTGTGTAGCGCTCAACCCATGACGTGGCAACACCGATGAGCCGAGTAAGTTCGGTGTCATCGTCGGTGTAGTCGATCTTGAGTGCGGCCTTGACGGTCGCAAGTGTGACAGCCATAAAAGCAGCTGCGCAGTTTCCCGCACAGCCGCCAGGGTAAGAAAAAGTCAGCAGGTAATCGCGGCGAACGCTGAGGCATTCATGATGCGAGAATCGGTGCGAGCGTACGTGTACAACGTCACTTGGTGAGTGGATGCCGCGCTGTACGGATCAATCAGCGAAGTCATGCCGGTGCGGTCAAATATTTCGAAGTAGTTGAAATCGCCGACCACGGCAAAGACGTTGTTGTTGGTAGTCGCGGTTGGAACGTACTGGCCGACCGAGTACGGTACGCCGTAGAGAAGGCCAGGTGCGCCGCCGACCATGGTTTGAGCGTTTGACGGCGCTTGTGTCCAAATGAATTCGGTTGCACCGCTAGTTGTGACGCTGTTTTTTAGCTTGCGCGCAACGCGAACAAACGTATCCGAGACAAGCCAACGGAAACGCGGCGAGTTTCGGTATTGAGGTGCGACCAGGTGCACGGTGTCGATCACGTTGTCAGCACTGATTGTGGTGATTGCACTACCGCTCAGGTCGGTCACCTGCGAAAGCGCTACCAACTTGGTGTTCGCGCTGCTGCCCGCAATGCCTTCAGGCTGCGAGCTGCCCGTGCCAGTGGTGTACGCGTCCTCCATTTTCAGCGCCAGCGAAAGGCCGATGCGTGACGCGACCCAGTCAAGGCCACTGCCGATTCCGCCCTGACCGATTGCGTCTTCGATGAATTCCTGCGACATCTTTGTCGCGCAAACGTACTTGTAAGGCACCACCGAAATGGCAGTACCAAATGCTGCGTCGCTCGCTGTAATCGTCCCCGGAGTTCCTGTGACGGACTCGGCGACGAGAGCTGACGTTGGCAGGTTACCTTCGACCGTGATAGTCCTCTTAGAGTCGATGCTGCTAACGGGCGCGATGCTGCGTAGCACGTTCGCTTGATACATCTTTTCAACGATGCGTCGTTCCATGTCAGTCGGAATGCCAGCGCCGCTAGTGCTGTTTGACATGTCACGCATTTCGGCTTGATCGCCACGCGCAACGGCGTTGAGCCAGCGACGTGCGTACTCTGGAGACGCCAAATCGTGGCCCGCTTCGCGCTTCGCAGGAAGCGCAGCACGAAACTGTGGCTGCGCACGCTCTTCCTCAAGCGCTTTGATGCGATCATTCGCAGCGCGAAGCGCTGCGCGATCTTGCGCGGCACGCTCGACAGCGTCGAGGTCTGCATCAATGCGTGCGATCTTTTCGCGCTCTTCGCCGCTACCGCGAATTTCAACGTGATGCGTTGGTGCACCAGTGCGAGCGCTGTAGCGGTCAAGCGTCTTGCGGTACTCGTGAACGACGTTCTCGATATTCGTGATTTCGTCAGACATTGCAACCTTCCATTCTGTGCTTGTGAATTTCGAGCCGCAAACGCGCGGCCTCGACTGCGGCCGCGTGAACGTCACGCAAGCTCGAATTAGTCTTTTCTCCGTACGCGGCGTCAACTACCACGCTCAACTCAACGAGTCGAGCAGCAGTAACTGTGCGTTCCGTGCGTCGTGCATTCCATTCGTCGCGATCAACGTAGAAACCGAACGACATTTCACCGCTCAAGTCTCCACGCTCAAGCAGCGCTCGAACGTCGCGGCCGATGCTCGTATCGGCGAGCTCTGCCGTAAATCGCAAGCCATGCGCGGTGTCGCTGAGCGCGAGCGTTCCGCTGCGCGTTCGAGCGAGCAACGCGCTCGCGTCGTGATTGAAAAGCAGTTTGATGTCAGCGCCTGCGATGTCGCCGAAAGCGCCGCGCGTAATTCGCTCTTTGAACTGCGGTGCAAACGGTTCGCTGATTTCACGCGACCACTTGCCATAGGGAATCGCAAGCCCTGCGAGCGTGCGGCCTGCTGGCGCTGCAATCGAAACGCTGCGACGTTCAAGCGAAATCATCGACGCTCCCCGCTTCCTCGCTTGTATCGCTGCCGAGGTTTGTAGTGCCGCCACCAGTACCCATGTTCTTTGCAACGATTGGTTCATCGAGGCCCGGAAGCGGCGCAAGGTCGAGCCAATCACGCGCTTCGTTTCGTGTGATGACTCCCGACTCAACACCAGTGCGGAGCGCTGCCATTTGCTCGGCGAGCGAAGGACGAATGATTGCGTCAACGTCAAACGTGAGCGAGCCAAACGGAAGCAGTTTGTGAACTACTTCCGCGCTCCAAGCCGCAAACCAATGCGAGAGACACGCATCGTGATAGGTGCGGCCCATCCACTCAAGCGAGCCGTATGCGTTACCGCTTGAGGCCTGACCAAGCATGTGTGCAGGAACGCCATAGATGCGGCTTACGTCCTCGATGCTGTAGGCTCGCGCTGCGTTGATTCCCGAATCTTCAAGCGTGCTGCTGATACGCTCGACTTTCATACCCTCGGCAAGCACAAGCGGTTTGCCTGCATTCGAAGCGCCCGCGTGGTGCTTCATGTAGTCTTCCACAACCATTTGCCGAGCGGGCGCACCCATCGGCCCTTGCGCGACGATTGCGATTTTTGGATTGCCCGCGTTCTTCATCACCTCAAGCTGTGATTGTTCTTGAGCGGCAAGCACTTGAAGCGACGTGCGGCACAATCGCACTGGCGATTCACCCCACAATCCATCGAGCCCGACGGCACGAATGTGCAGCATCGATGACATGGGAACGTCGCCATATAGCCGCGTCTTGTACACGGGCTCGGGCTTTGTGAGATCGAGCGATACGCTTTCAATGTCGAGAGGAAGCAGCTCAAGCAGGTCGCCGCCGAGAGTTCGATTGATCACAGCGAACGCGTTACCGTATAGCAGCGCCTGCATTGTGAGCGAGCGGCGAAACTCAAACCCACTCTGCCATCGGTTTGGTTGCGCGAGCAATCGCGTGACGATGTCGTTTGATGCTGTAAACGGAACGCGTGCGACGTCGTTTGAAATCAGTGACGCAGCGCGATACACAGGCGTGTACGCAAGTGCAGTGCCTGGCGTGATCGACGGCATTCCCGCCACGTCAAACGACGTCGGGAGGATCACGCCGTGCGTCCCCCAGTGGCCTAGCCATCGTTGCAACATTTCACGCAGCATGTGCGTATTTGGTGGGCTGCGATCGTGCAGCATTGCACCTAAACGCTATTGTTTGAAATATTGTTCGGCTTCCTCATCGTACACCGATCGCTTCGCGCCTCCCCAAATGTGCGTGGCGATGATCGAGGCTACCAGCGGGTCAATCGCACAGAACTCGCGCGATTTGATTGGACGAATGTTTCCGTTCTGATCGCGCTTGGCGTGCGCGTCGGCACAGGCGCGGCGCAGGATCGGGTCGTCGCCGATGACAAGGCGACTGCCCGCCCAGAGGTTTTGAAACAGGTTGCAGCCCGGACCGAACGTGGCGATACCCATGCGGTACACCACCAACGGCACACCGTCTGCCTGTAGCTGCTCGGCAAGATACTTTGAGCCCCACGCGTCGTAGCCAACCGCTTTGATATCGAATTCGTCACGCAGTGCGATGATTTGCGCTCGCACCGATTCGTAGTCAATTTCGCGGCCTGGAGTGAGGGTAATTTTTCCATCTTGTGCCCACGAGCGAATCGGGTAGCGGTAGTCGAGTTCGCGCTGTGCGACGTCAGCACGCGGCCACCAGTAATGACCGCGAAGCGCAACGCGGCCATTGTCAAGCGGCACGGCCACCACCATGGCGGTCATGTCGAGCGATTTGGATAGATCGAGACCAACCCACGCGGGCTTGCCACGCAGCGATTCCCAGTCAATGCGCTGGCCTCCTGGCCACAGGCTCATGTCGAGCCAACCTCCCGTGTTCTCGTCGCAGCGTGCGGCGTGGTAACGCGCGAACTCACCGCGCCCCATGGCGCTGCGTTTCATGGTGTTCCATGATCGCTTGAGGCTGACGATGTCGGGTTGGCCGTGCTCAAGGCCAGGGTTGGCCTTGACCCACGTAGATTCGTCTTCAAGCGGGTCTGTAGGGTCGAGCCCGTACAGCATGGGTAGTACGGTGTCGTCCTCAAGCTCGCCGCTAAGTATCGCTTCGCCTTGCTTCACGAGTTCCGCGTAGTGGTTTTCAGGGTTGCTGCCTGGCGTGGTGATGATTACGCCGGTGCTTTCGCGGCGCTTCGCACCCGTGGTGAGCAACTTGGTGAGAAACCTACCTTTGAACTCGGCGGCCTCATCGGCGATCCACAGCGAGGGATTCAGCCCGTCAAGCGAGCGCTCTAGCGCAGGTAGCGCGGTCATTTGGCAATCGTGAGCGGGCCGTATCACGGCGTGGGCTCGCGCGATCAGCGTAGGGTCAGCGAGGCGGTGCGCCATCGTGCGAGCCGTATCGAGACAGATAGCCGCTTGCTCCTCATTGTTTGCGATGACGTGTACGCGGCGTCCTTCGCCGGCGAGCAGGTCAAACAACGCGAGCCCTGCCATCAGCGTTGTCTTTCCGTTCCCGCGAGCGACCTGCACGAGCGCTAAGCGGCACCGCCGACGCCCGTCGGCGAGGCGCCAGCCCACGATATTGGCAAGCACGAACAACTGCCACGGGTGCAACGCGAAGGGCTTGCCGCTGTCTTCGCCGACGAGGTTGAGCGAGGCGAAGTGGTCGGCTAGGTGCTGCACTTCAGGCCACGACATGGCGAGGTCGGTGCGCTCTAGGTCGCGTCGAAACCGCTGCGCGGCGGCGTAAATCCAGCGGCCGGCGGGGGTGCGGCCGTCAATGACGGCATTGACGTAGGCAAGCACCACCGTACGCGCACAGATTACGTCGTG